TAATGGATTGTATCTGTACTTGTTGCAACACATCATCAAAGAACGTATCCTTAGTACCATACTCGTGTAACATTTTTATTGTTGTCATGAATATAGTTTTTTGTTTGAGACCATAGCGTTCGCTACAATCTTTATACATCTGTACCGTAGCTGCATGTTCTACATCATTAAGGTTGAAGCTCTTGTACTTCCAACCATTAGCTCTTGGATCTTTTGGGTGCATCTTTTAACCTCTCTCTAATTTTATTCTTGATTTGTTTTTGAAACTCTGGACTAACACCATCAATGATTACATGATCGTCTACCCAATCTTTATCTTTGACCTGGTCCATAAAGTTTACAAAGTTATTTAAATTAAAGCTCATATGTTTTCCTTTCATTAAGCAGTAGAGAGCATAACCAGTAGCAACTATTTTAACTGGATTCAGTCGACCTTGCTTTTATACTCTCTACCTATTGAGTACGAATAACGAAGTCAGACCAAGATTTCACAGTGACAGATGTAACCTGTTGTGTATTACGTAATTCAAACAAGAATATCTTAGTTTGGTATAACCTAATTTCATAACCGTTTGTTATGTACTCAAATATTTACAGGTGATAGGGGGAGTTCTAAACCTACCACCCATTTCCTATGCGGAAACTATTTTATATATCCTGGCTTAGCTACTACACTAAACGCTATCTTAGGATCTGTTACTAATACTTTAGCAGCTTCATAACTGATTAGCTTATTAATTTCTATAGCCAAACTGTTAGTCACTTGTATAGGTATGTAACCTTCGATACCATCAGGTATAAATTTACCATCTTGGTTTAACCATTTAATCTTTGGATAAGCTTTGATGTATATCTCCTGATGTTCAGGACTCATTGCTGGATTTGTCATTGTCATTTTCCTTTCTGTTAAATATGTGTTGTAAATCTTCTGACTTAGATATCATATGATTGTTAACCAAAGTCTCTATCAATCTTAGTAAAGTTTCTCTAGTCTCATTACTAGTATCACTTACTCTAGTAGTTAGTTCTAGTAACGAACCTAATGTCTCAGTTGTTTTAGTTGTATAATCTATTAGCTCTTTCATTAGTACCACCATTCTTTGTTGCTCCATATCGCATTGTTAATCCAATACAGAAGTTGTTGCCATGTGTTACGACCATAACCCCATGCAGGTATCCAAGATACAAACATAAGTAATGCACCCATCCATAACCCAAAGGTTATATCACTAGGTGTTGACTCATCAACTATATGTTTGTTAGCTTTGAATAGTTTATCATTAAGATGTTCTATCTCTTCATCTCTCCATGATACTTCTTGTAACCATAACTCTTTTTCTTCTTTGTCCATTACTGTATCTCCTTAGTTACTATGTTACTGTACATCCTTCTGTCTTGTAATTCGAAATCTAATATTTGATTTAGTTCTTCTTCATCAAAGAAACCTGTAACATTACTATCTTCTAATAACAAAGTAAGTGTACTCTCTCTGTCTGCACCTTTCTTGATCTGACCTATGGCTGTATCAATAGCTAACTCAGCTACATCATAAGCCCATGCACTAGTCTTGGACATAGCCCTCCATCTCTACCATCTGATCTGTGATAGCGTTGTCGTATTTAATAAACTCTTTCTTGTATTCAATCATTACTTTCTCTACCTGAAAGAACAACTGATTCTCTGTAATCTTATTGTCATACAAATCATTGTATATTTTTAGTATCTGATCCATCCATTGGTTAGGCATATTGTTTCTCCTTTGTTATAATAATATTACTGTGTATCTATTAGCTAGTGGTTGACCATGACCCATACTTGTTAGGTAATGTCTATGTGTATCCTCTAACTGATCTCTTAACTGTCGAGCTGATTCCATATCGTATGTAGTTAACAATGGATTAGCATTGCCTTCACTAACTATATGATATCGTTGCTCTATTTTCTTAGGCTTCAGTTGTGTTATCTTTTCGTTCATTGTTTTGTAACTCCATTTCTATTGATACTTCTGTTAATGAATCTGCATCAAGACCTAAGTCTACTGCTACATCACCAACGATTGAACTGATCTGCATTCTTTGATTAGCATCACACCATTTCTTTTGCATGGTAGTTGCCATCTCATTTACTATGATTGGATCCTTGTACAATCCTTCTTCATTGAAGAACATAGGATATTCTTTTGCACTTAGTGTATCCATACCATATGCAACTTCTATCATACGACAGTCTATTAATTTTCTTAATGGTTCGAATGCTGGACCACCTGATCCTTCTTCATTCCATTCGCCTTCGACATCATGATACTCTATATCACCGTTGTCTCTAAGCAACATTATGTTATGTATTACTTTCATTCTGCTGATCCTTTCTCGTACTCTGCTATTAATTTTTCTATTGCTAACTTTGCAAAAGCTGACTTAGTACAATGTATTTCTTCGCAGACTTGGTCTACCTTGTGGTAAAGTTCTTCTGTCATATTAATAACTTTGTATTTAATAAGCTTACGCTTAGTATCTTTTAATCTTTCCAATGATGGTATCATGTCTATCCTTTCTGTTCGCTCAAGTATTCGCTCACTTACATTTAGTACTGAGTAATAACTTAGCCTTGTTTATAAATTGATTTGCTGTCTTGTATTGCTTAGCGTCTATCATCATCTGTGCATCTGATAAGATACCCATGATGTATAAGTTAGACTTACCTGCATACAATGGTTTAACTTTTCTGAAGTCTTGGATCACACTATCTCTAGTCTGACCATAGGTTTCTTTTTGTGTACTCATGTTTGTTTCCTTTCATGTGATAAGTGAGGTAGGAAGTTAAAGCCTACTGTCGGTATGCTACCTACCTCTACCCATATTTGTTAGTCGTTACTTGCAACTTCTGTCATTGCTGTAACTGGACCTTCTAGATACTTGTCTGATCTACCTGTCCATACTGCTACCTGATGTACCTTGCCATTACTATCTCTGTAATAACCTGAATACTCTGGTGCATTATCGTTATCACTTGTTACTTTATACAAGATGATTCTATCATTGTTACTAGGTGCATACTCTGACTCTGCAAATGCTAGAGTACTGAATAGCATAGTAAGTATTACTATTAGTGATTTCATTTAGTTTCCTTTCGTTTGTTATTAATCTACATGCTTATCTGAAGCATGGCTGTATCCCTCTTGTTTCGTCATAGCTTTCAACACTCATACAGCTGAGCCTACTCGCAACTTTAATTGACTTATCTTTTTATCATTGCTTTATACCTCATGTTATATTGGCTTTGTTTTCTGTTCTATTAATTCTGGTATTAACTTAGTCAGACTACACTTTGTTAAGTCTAATAGAACTATTCTGATACCAATGTATGTATCTCAGCTATAGTATTTCTTAAGATATCTATCTCTGATTCACACCATCCTACTTGTATATACATATGGTTTACCCATATAATATATGCCAAGAGAATTATTATTGTTAACCTGTATAGGTTACTTAAAGCTAGCATGTATTGTTTCATAATCATAGTCCATCATTACTGCACAGAAGAATTTGTTACCTGGTGTTGTATCATTATCTAGTATACAATCCCATCTTAATACTTCTTTATCTTCGTACATAATTATATATGAGTCATCGAACTCCCATATCTTATAACCATTATGTTCTAGTATTTTATTTTCTAGACCCATCATGTTACAGAATTCTGCTTGACCTTCTACCCATGGTAGACTATCGCAGTTACTTGAATGCCAACCTGGTCCATGTTCCTCTCCATGTGTAGCATAAGCTACTGATGTAATTAACATTGATGTCATTATTATTGTACATGCTAACATGTATAGTCCTACTATATATCTTATCATAACTTTCCTTTCGTTGCACTCTATCTAACACACAACGCTTTGCCTCACATTTTATATTAGATAGTATTAATAAACTCTGTCCGCCTTAACACTTCTTTAAGAATGTGTTGCGAAGCAACTCATTATATGCGGAGCGAAGCGGAGCAAAATTTTTTTTTAAGCTCCCCCACCCCGATAGGGTAGAGGAACTATATATAATTTAGATTTTGTTTAATGGTTGTAAGCCTTGCTTATCTCTCATTTCATTTAGATCTGATAGAGGAATTTCAATTGCTTTTGTTTCTCCTTTTAAATCTGCCCATGATGTAGCAATATTAACTACTGGTTTCTTGAACAATGTACCAAGCTCTAGTTGAATTTCTTGGATACATTCTGCAACTACTCTTGAACGGTGTTCATTCTCACCCCACCAAGTAGCTGATCCCGCATTTTTATAATTGGCTTGTGCTTTCATCTCTGCTTCATTAGCCCGTTGCAGATGATATTCAACTGAACTTGTTAAGGTATACATTAAGCCAATACCTCCAGCATCTTGAAAGTTTGTAAAACCTGCCTTGTTTGGTTTAGCATGTTCATCTTTGATTCTATTAGCTATTATTTCTTCAAATGCATTGAGTAATATTATTACATCATCACATGTTTTACTTATATTTTTACTGTCTTTACTCATTTTATTAACTCCTTTTATTTATTTATTTATATTAAAATCATATACATATTTTATATTAACTTATATATTTATTTTAATTATTATTCGTTAGACTGTGGATAAGTTTTGAATTCTCCATGATTATATACCTTGGAAAACCTTACATAATCCAACACTAATAAACATACTTCCTTATTACATAAGTCTTTATCTATTACATTCTCATATGTTATCTTATCATTACATACTTTACACTTTGTCATACTCATAACTCCTTATCTATATTTTTATTATTCTTATACTCTTGTAACCATCTTCCTTTTCCAGGGGAGTCTGAGGGGGTTCGCCCCTCAGTAGGAAGGATGCGTTGCGAGAGCAACTCACTAGATAATTGCCGAACAATAATACTAGACACCTTGTATGTTTATACTGTTAGGTCTCATACATACGTAGTAGAACACACAGCTTATCGATGGTATCAATTAGGGCATGTGTGCTTCGCACAAAGGAAAAGGTGAGGATAGATTACTAAACGTAGCCATACAGTTAATTCAAGACGGTACTTATCCACATAGCGGAGACGGAACGTATCGAAGCTGTGGGTAAGTACTAGTATACTACTAGCAAGGATGTACCTGCGGTAGCATGAGGCGTAGCCAGATTGTTTAAGGGGGGGGTTTTGCAAAGGCATGGGGCGTAATAATATATAGGACAGGGATAAATAGGAAAGGGAGGTAACAAACCTAAACCTCGATACTTGACACACACACAACAATAACTATATTCAGAGACGTGGGGGTTTATCCTTTCGGACTCCCACACCATAGGGGGGTTTGTACAGCTACATAGCGAAACGATCGAGATGCTGCTGTTTCATACCTTAGAATCAATTTAAACACATAAATAGGAGACATACTATGCCAATGGGTAAAGGTACATACGGATCTGCTAAAGGCAGACCAGCTAAGAAGAACAAAAAGAAAACAAAGAAGAAGATGAAGAAGTCTACTAAGAAGATCATGAAGAAGGGTATGTTATACTAATGAATATGATGAGTAAATATAAAGGTGGACCACCAGCTACTTTATCAATGCCACAACCTAATGATTTTGACAATGTACAAGATTATAAAAAAGCAATGGAACAGTACAGACGTATGATTAAAGTTGAGATGGGTCAAGATATAGATCTAGCTAAAATGCAGTCAACTAAAAACAGTAAGTTTATGGTATGAAGATGCTTACACCCAAACAAACAGCTCTTATGAAGAAGCATAAGGTACATCATACCGCAAAGCACATGGCATCTATGAAGAAGTCTATGTTAGCTGGTAAGACATTCACCCAAGCGCACACTATTGCTAAGAAAAAAGTAGGTAAGTAGTGGCTAAGAGTACCGTTAATAAGGCTGGTAACTATACCAAGCCTACTATGCGGAAACGAATCTTCAGTCGGATCAAGTCTGGCACTAAAGGCGGTAAGGCTGGTCAATGGTCAGCACGTAAAGCCCAGATGTTAGCCAAGTCTTACAAGGCTGCAGGTGGTGGTTACAAGTAATGGCACTAAAGAAATCACAAAAGTCCTTAAAAGACTGGACTAAACAGAAATGGCGTACTAAATCTGGTAAACCTTCTGCTAAGACAGGGGAGCGTTACCTACCAGCCAAGGCTATTAAAGCTTTATCCAGTAGCGAGTACGCTGCAACTACCAAAGCTAAGCGCAAAGGTACTAAGAAGGGTAAGCAACACGTTAAACAACCTAAGAATATTGCTAAGAAAGTAAGGAAGTACAGATAATGGCTAAGACTGCAGCATGGACCAGGAAAGAAGGCAAGAATCCCAAGGGGGGTTTGAATGCTAAAGGTCGTGCATCTTACAATAAGGGTAAAACTAAGACAGGTAAGAAGCGAAACCTTAAAGCACCTAGCAAAAAGGTAGGTAATCCAAGACGAGCTTCCTTCTGTGCTAGAATGAAGGGTATGAAAAAGAAATTAACCTCTGCTAAAACAGCAAGGGATCCCAACTCAAGGATTAATAAATCCCTACGAGCTTGGAACTGTTAACAACAAGGAAAGATTATGACATCACCACTACGATTATTATTAAAAGACAGAACTAAAGACGCACAGATTATAGATGGTAAGATATTTGCACCTGGCTCTAAGTTTGATGGACTCAAAGCTACTGAATCTAACTTAATGAAAGCATTAGATAACAAAGGTGCTAAAGAAACTAACCTTAATGATTACAAAGTTACACCCAATGCAGGTGGACAGATACTTCCTGATGGTACTCCACTACCTGTAACCGATCCTATGTATGGTAAGTTCCCACCAGAAACACCAATACCTAGTACTGGCGGTTATATACCACCAACAGATCAGATTATGCAAGACGGTACACGTATGAAACCTGATAATCCTATGTATAATATGAAACCAGTAGGACAGACATCAAGTCTACTTAATGGTGATCAAAGAAAACAACTTACAAACATAGCAATGTTAAGTCAGTTAGGACTAGTATAATGGCACATGGTGGCAAAAGGGCTGGAGCTGGTAGAACTAAAGGTATTAAAGCAGGTACAAAGAAAGAACGCTTAGATGCTGAGTTAGGTAAAGGACAGACTACTCCATTAAAGTATATGTTAAACCTCTTGAATAATCCTCAAGTATCTGTAGAAAAGAAGATGTGGGCTGCTAAAGAAGCTGCACCATTTGTACATTCTAAGCTATCATCTGTTAACCAGACTGTATCTGGAGATGATAATAAACCAATCACCGTTCAAATAGGATGGCGTAAGAAAAAGGATTAATGGAAATAAACATACCGTATGAACCTCGTCCTTTACAGGAAAAGATTCATAACGAACTAAAAAGATTTAATGTCATCTGCTGTCACAGGCGGTTTGGCAAGACGGTATTCGCAATCAATCATTTAATTATGACTGCATGTGAGATACCGAATGCAAGATTGGCGTATATTGCACCGACCTATCGCCAGGGTAAAGCAGTCGCTTACGACTATTTAAAAGAATATACAGAACCCTTAATGAAACTCGGTGGTAAACGTCACGAAACTGAACTGAAGGTTGATCTATGGAATGGATCACGTATACAAATCTTTGGTTCGGACAATCCAGATGCCCTTCGTGGGCTAGGCTTTGATGGAGTATGCTTAGATGAGTTTGCTCTTATGTCTCCTAGAGTGTGGACTGAGGTAGTTAGACCTGCTGTCAGCGACAAACTAGGCTATGTTATTTTTATTGGTACACCCATGGGGCATAATCAGTTCTGGGATGTATATGATTTAGCAATACGTAGAGGTGGAGATTGGTATGGTAAAATGTACCGAGCATCTGAAACAGAAATTATACCTGACTTTGAATTAGAAGAAGCTAGGCTTACAATGCCAGCCAGTCAATACGAGCAAGAATTTGAATGTTCGTTTCAAGCTGCAGTGAGTGGAGCTTTTTACGGAAAACAAATTCAGAAGGCTGAGAAAGAAAATAGAATTACTGATGTTGAATATGATCCTACTGTTGATGTTGAAACGTGGTGGGATTTAGGTATAGGTGATTCAACTTCTATTTGGTTTGCACAAAGAGTTGGTAAAGAGATTAGACTTATAGATTACTATGAAACATCTGGTGAATCTTTATCGCACTATGCAACAGTACTAGAAGATAAAGGTTATAAATATAACAGGCATGTTGGACCACATGATATAACTACAAGAGAACTAGGTACAGGCAAATCAAGACTTGAAGTTGCTTATGAACTAGGTATAGATTTTGAGGTGTGTCCTCGATTAGCAGTTGATCATGGTATTGAAGCTGTAAGAAATACATTAGACAACTGTTGGTTTGATAAAAATAAATGTAAATATGGTATTGATTGTTTGCGACAATACCGTAAACAGTTTGATGATAAGATGCAGACTTTTAAAAATAAACCTCTACATGATTGGGCATCACACGCAGCCGATAGTTTTAGATATGGTTGTTCCGTTGACGGACCAACACGAACTGACTGGGATAAACCTATGCATGTAGACACTAGATATATAGTTTAAGGAACAATATGGCAAAAGGTAAACCACTAGACGATTATAACATATCAGGCATTCTTGGAGATCACATTAAGAATAGTTATGGTTTTTATGAATCAGAGTTAACAGATTCAAGACGCAAAGCTAATGAATATTACTTTGGTGAAGGGTTTGGCAATGAAGTAGAAGGCAGATCACAAGTAGTATCTACTGATGTAGCTGATACTATTGAGTCTATATTACCACCATTACTAAGAATTTTTACTGCATCAGATAACATTGTTAGAGTTGAACCTGTTACTGAAGAAGATATAGGTATTGCAGAACAAGCTACTGATTATTTAAATCATATCTTTAATAAAGATAATGATGGCTTCACTACTTTGTATACTATGTTTAAAGATGCATTGCTTATGAAGAATGGTATTTGCAAAGTATACTGGGATGATTCTAAAAAAGTAGAAAGAGAAACATACCATCAATTATCTGAAGATGAATTTACTATGCTCATTGATGAGGATGGTGTTGAAGTATTAGAACATACTGAGTACAAAGATAAAAAATTTATTAAAGAAAAAGAAAAGCAAGAAGCTAAGTTAAACGAATTACCTGACATGCCACAAACCCTTATGATGCAAGAGGAGTTAAATAAAATTAAACCTCCTATGCTTCATGATGTTGTTATAACTAGAACAGAAACATTTGGTAAAGTTAAAGTTGAACCAATACCGCCAGAAGAATTTCTAATTGAAAGACAAGCTAAGTCTTTAAAAGATGCTAAGTTTATATGCCATAAAGTTCCTACTACTCGTAGTGAGTTAATTGAAATGGGATTTGATCATGACAAAGTTTACAATCTACCTATTGAAAATAAAGAACAATACAACTCTGAAAGATCTGTAAGATATAAAAACATAGATGATGATTATGATAGAACTGTTGGTGATACATCTACAGAAGAAGTTATAGTTTATGAATCATATATTAAAATGGATGTTGATGGTACTGGTGTTGCAGAACTAAGAAAGATTACTAGTGCTGGTGAAGGTGGATATACTATATTAGATAATGTTGCTGTTGATTCACATCCATTCTGTTCTATTACACCTATTATAGTACCACATAGATTCTATGGTAGATCAGTATCAGAGTTAGTAGAAGATATTCAGTTAATTAAATCTACTGTTATGAGGCAAGTACTTGATAACATGTACTTAACTAACAACAATAGAGTAGCAGTAATGGATGGTCAGGTTAATCTTGATGATCTTTTAACTAATAGACCAGGTGGTATTGTAAGAACTAAAGGCGCACCTAGTCAAGTTATGATGCCATTGCAAAATCAAACATTAACTAATCAAGCGTTTCCATTGTTATCATACTTAGATACTATTAAAGAAGAACGCAGTGGTATTACTAAATATAATCAAGGTATGGATACTGATACACTTAATAAAACTGCATCAGGTATTAATACTATACTATCACAATCACAAATGAGACTTGAGTTAATAGCTAGAGTATTTGCTGAGACTGGTGTTAAGGATATATTTAAAAAGATATTTGAATTAGTTGTTAAGTATCAAGATAAAGAACGTATTATTAAAATTAGAAATAACTTTGTTCCAATGAATCCTATGGAATGGAGAGATAGATGTAATGTTTCTATTCATGTTGGACTTGGTACAGGATCTAGAGATCAACAACTTGGTATACTTAATGCTATACTTAGACAACAAATGGAAGCTATTAAATTACAAGGTTCACCTGCTGGACCAATAGTTAACTTAGATAATATTTATAATACTCTTTCTCGTATCATTGAAAATGCAGGACTTAAAGATGTTAGCTCATACTTTACTGATCCTAAAACTGGTATGCAGAATATGCCACCACAACAACCTAAAGAACCTAGTGAGTTTGAAAAGGTATCTCAAATACAAACACAGCAGAAAGCTGCTGAAGCTCAAATGCAATATGAAAATAGAATGCGTGAGATAGAATTAAGATATCAAAAAATGATGCTTGACTTCGAAGCAAAAATAAAAGAACTTGAACTTAAGTACGAGTCTGACATAGATGAGAAAGCTATTAAGCGAGAAGCAATGGAGATGAAAGGTATTTCAGAATCCAATAAAACTATGCTTGATGCTGCAACTAAGAAGCTCTTACAACCAGAACAACCACAAGGAATGAATATAGAAATAGATGTCGAACCTGGAACTAGAGAGCAGTAGAGGCTCAAAAGCAAAATCAATTTTAGAAGATGAGTTGTTTGTAGAGACAATAGAAACTCTTAAACAATCTTATACTGATGCAATATTTCAAACAGGACCAAATGACGAACTTGCAAGAACAAAGATCTATCTTGCATATCAAATTTTAGGTAAGTTTGAAAACCATTTCCGTACTACTATGGAAACTGGTCAACTTGCTAGTAAGCAATTAGATGAGCTACGCAAGAATAAATAGCACCACCCATCATGGAGTGCTTTAAATAACACCAACCACAAAGGAGTGTACACATGGCTGATCAAAATACAAATGTATTAGATGCTGCAAAAACCTTATCAGGTTTGATGCAGGGTCAATCTGCACCAGCACCTGCTGAGACAGAAGAAACAACAGAAGAAGTTGTAGAAGAACCAACAACCGATGATATACCTGTAGAGGATATTGAAGAAGTTGAAGTAGCTGAAGCTACAAATGACGCTGAACAAGATATTGACGAAAGTCCAGAGGAGCCTTCATATACCGTTAAAGTAGACGGTAGCGAATTGACGGTGACCCTTGATGAACTACTTCGAGGGTATCAGAGAGAAGCAGATTACACACGCAAGACATCAGAACTATCTTTAGAGAAATCAAAGTACAATGATTTAATGCAACAATCTCAAGGTGAGATTAATAACAAATTGTCTAAGCTTACTGAATTAACAACCATGGCTCAAACAGAGCTACAGGCTGAGTATAGTAACATTAATTTTGAAAAACTTTATGATGACGATCCAACTGAAGCTGCACGATTAGAACATAAAATGCGTAAACGTGCAGAGAATCTAGGTAGAATACAGGAAGAAACTAAAGCTAATCAAGCTCATGAGTTTCAAAAATATATACAAGAACAACAAAATAAAGTTGTTTCTTTAGTACCTGAGTTCAATGATCCTGATAAAGCTGGTAAACTTAAAACTGATATGCGTAAGTATTTATCTGGTTTAGGTTATGGCGATCAAGAGATCAATAGTATTTATGATGCAAGACAAGTCTTGTTAATTAAAGATGCTATGACTTATGATAAGTTGAGAAAATCAAATCCTAAAGTTATGAAGAAAGTTGCTTCTGCTCCCAAGGTTTTAAGATCTGGTAGTCCAAAAACTAAATCGGATCAAAACAATAAGACTAGACGAGACAAACTAAATCGTCTGCGAAAATCAGGATCAACAAGAGATGCTGCAAGTATTTTCAAAGACTTTCTTTAAACTAATATAAGGAGTCCTTAAATGGCACAACCAACAAACTTGTACGATACGTACGACACGACTGGTATTAGAGAAGATTTAGTAGATGTAATTTACAATATATCTCCTGAAGATACTCCAATACTTTCTGCACTGCCAAGAGCAGTTGCAAAACAAACTAAACACGAATGGCAAACTGATACATTAGCTGCACCTGCTGCTAATGCTGTAATTGAAGGTGATGACGCTACTATAGATGCACTAGTTGCAACTGCTAGAGAAAGCAATTTCACACAAATTATGGATAAAGCTATTGCTGTATCTGGTACGCAATCATCTGTTGATGCTGCTGGTAGAGCTGACGAAATGGCTTATCAAATTGCTAAGAAATCAAAAGAACTTAAAAAAGATATGGAGCTTGCTCTTTCATCTGCTACATTAGCTGCAGTAGGAACTGC